GGGATTATACTCTCGACATGGGATACCTTCTGCTAGCGCCTGTTGTACAAGAGCGAGCTGGTAGCCAACGCGCTCTATCTTGAAGTAGGCTTTGGGATATTGGTAGTGGAGCAAGCGAAGTTGCTTTAGCTGGTCAGGATTGCCAATGTGCGCACGGATAAGATCAAAAAGAATGAGGTCTCGCTCTGGAGTCACTGCCCAGACAGCAAAGACCGTGTAATCGGCACTTTGCTTGCTACTAATCGCGAGATCGACAGTTATAAACTCATTGCATTGTGACTTGAGAATAGAGCGCGGTCCACCCGTCGTTTCCAAAATGTATGCTTGGTCGGTCTCAGTGAAATATCGGAACCACTCGCGCTTAAACTGGCCGCCGCCACTTGGTACGGGTGATTGCTGGTACTGCGCCGAAAATCCGATGCTACCTAAATCACGCTTATACCTTGCTAATGTCTCGTGATTGAAGCGCTCAGGCCAGAGCAGTTCACCCTCTTGAGTACGTGGATCTTCCCAGCCAAGCACCGTAAAGCATTTCCGATGAGGCTCAAACTCAGCTGGAAGATTAAGATGTACCCAATCATGCCGCTCATTTAAGATGATGCCTGATACATCTTCAGCATGAATACGCTGCCCGATGACAATCATGCAATCTTTCGATGCATCATTCATCCTGCTCGACCAGACTTCCCTGAACCACGTGTTGGCTGACTCACGTTCTGTTGTGCTATGCGCTTCAGAAGCAGAATGCATATCATCGATATTCAAAATGCTTCCGCCTTCACCTGTCGTAGTTGACCCAACACTTACAGCTAGCTGATATCCCATCTTATCATTCATAAAGAAGCGCTTTGCATTCTGTTCTGGATTTAATGTAAATTCTTTTTCTCGTACGAACTGCATTGATTGTTTATTGTCTGATAATTTGAAGTCTTGACCATAACGATCTTGGAACCACTGCGAATCAATGAGGTTGCGTTTCTTGAGATTGTCCCTGATAGCCAGATTGAGGCCATAAGAAGCACAGAGGAAGCGCTCTTCCGGTCTTTGCAGCCAATCCCACACGGGCCAGATCACGCTGCATATTGAGCTTTTAGAATGTCTTGGGGGGATATTGATGAGAAGGAACCGTATCTGCCGAAACGTTAGAGCAGTGAGATGATCACATATTGCATCCAAGCACCAGCCGTCAACAAACGGGCTAGGATCAACGTATTTCCATGCTCCAATAACGAACTGCTTTAGCGAGCGGCGCATCTCCTCAGCTTCCACCGTGCGAAGCAGGAGGTCTGCAAGATCCTGAGCAGCCACAGAGGACGATATGGTTTTAGCCATTATTCGCCTCCTTCAACTTTAGAGCGAAAGACTTCAATTCTATTAGTTGCTTTGGAGACATAGAACGAGTATCAATTGTTATCGCGCTAGAAGACTGTATGTCAGCATTAATATCTATTTGCTGTTTTTCTTTGTACTCAGGGAGGTTAGCCTTAGCATAGGAATTTGCAAGTGTATCACTCCATTTATGCAACATGAGCGGATTGCCATCTGGCCCATACACCACTTTGCCCATTGAAGTTATCGGTTCATCCCAGCCATACACCGCACGTTGGTAAAAAGAGCTTCGAGCGGTATCCTTTGTTCGCTCTATTGCGTCTTCCCAGCTATTAGCAAATTCTTTATACTTTTCACGCCATTTATATGCAGTATCACGCACGATACCAGCACGGTCACAAGCAAGGGAAATATTCGGATCTTTACAAAGAGACTCTATGAACAACGCCATAGTCTCATTGCGTTGTTCAATAGTCATAGGGCCACCTTTACGCATTATGCGCGTATTGATGTCGTTTTGTACGTTCTCTTCGTTCAATCCAAGAGCTCCAAACAAAAAGGGCGTTGCTCTCCTAATGAGAAACAACGCCCGCGTGAAACACGATCTGAGCTACATTATTATTTTGTTGTTCTTGTTGTTCTTATTCTATTCCTACCTGAGACTTTGTGATAATACGTGTCTCTGTAGGTTATTGGGTGACCATCCTGGAACATGATCTCAATTGATCCGTGCCCGCTAATCGACCTGAAGTACTGCGACTTTTCATCGATCCACTGGGTTAGTTCAGACGGTAGATTGCCATCCTGATCGGTATCCATTGAAACATCCATAGATTCGTCACCTACATTTTGCTCTAATACTAACTATACTATATACATGCGAACTATGCAAGAGGTTGTGCTAACAACATGCCATCTTCTTTGTCTAACTTGTACAATCCTACATCTTGGAGATAGCCAGCAGAATGCACACTGCCATCTTTTAATGTTATGGTGATTTCCGTTGCAGGTGACCCAGCAAATCTCACAGTACCATTTTTAGGCCATCTTTCACCATTTGTATCAAAAATAACCTCCAATGATGGTATATGAACATTAATATCAGAGATATTTTCGTAAGGTGAATAGGTCTCAATCCACTTCCTGACAATAACGCCCATTGCCGTGTCTGTATCTCGAAACCACTTAACGAAATCCAGGATCTCTTGCTCTTCG